GCCGGAGATCCTCGACGGCATTCCCTGCCGGTCGTGCGAGGCGATGTCGGCCCTCGCCGTCGCGGAAGCGCCGCCGCCGGACCCGGAGAAGCCCGCGCCCCCGTTCGCCCGGTGCACCGCCTGCCGCGACGAGATGACCCGGGCGGAGTACGACGACTGGGCGCAGATGTACGCCGCCTGGACGAAGGGCGCAGGGCTGCTGACCTGCCGCCGCTGCGACCTGGCTCTCCACGAGGCCTGCTGCTGGGCCGGCTGCTCCTGCTGCGGGGCCGGGCGGAAAGCGGCGTGACGCGCCGCGAGGCCGGGGAGGTCATCCTGGGGTACCTCCTGGTACTGTCCCCGGCGATATTCGTCGGCTTGGTCGCGCTGGTCATCTGCCTCGTCCTGGGGAGGTTCTAGGGGAGTGACACGCCGGCAAGCCCCGCGCGTCGTTGACACCATTAACCCAAGGCCGTAACATCACCCTCGGTTGTAACACCTGTGCCCCGGCGCCCCGAGCGTCCGGGGCATTTCGGCATTTCGGGGGCAGGTGCGTCATGCTCTCGTCCCGCCCCGACGGCTACCTCACGACGAGCGAGGCCGCGCGCCTCGCCGGCGTCAAGCCCGGAACGATCCGCCAGTGGCGCAAGCGCGGCTGGCTCGCCCCCCAGGGCCTCGACGAGCACGGCTGGCCGGTGCACACCCCCGAAGCCGTCCGGGCAGCCGAGCAGCGGGTCCGCGCCAACGGCATCGCCGCCTCCCGGACCGACCCGCGCCGGCTCCGAGGGCGCACCCGCGGCACCCAGGAGGCAGCGGCCTGATGCCGGGACCCCGCATCAGCGACCTAGGCCCGGCAGCGGAGCCCGTCACGGCGGAGCTCGTGTCCTGCCAGCCCGATTACCGGCTTGAGGCGCTGCGCCTCGCCGTCGCCCTGTACGCCCGCCGCGAGCAGGACGACTTCACCGGCGATGCCGTGATCCACGCGGCGCGCGAGTTCCTGGACTGGCTCACTGCCCGTCCCGCTCACATCACCCTCCACGGGCCCGTCATCACCGCGCAGGGAAACCCAGCGCGGACCCTTCCCCTCAAGCGATCAGGAGCCAGCATGGCCGTTACCATGACCGACACCGACCAGGCCGCCTACACGGTGTCCGAAACCGATTCGAGAGGCTTCCCCGTCACCGGCGACGCGATCACCTGGACGGAGTCCTCCGCCGGGGCGGTCGTCACCACCGACGGCACCTCCGGCGTGTTCGTCGCTGTCGCACCCGGCACCGTGCAGATTACGGCGACTGACGGGACGCTGACGGCGAGCGACACGATCAACGTGACCGCCGGGTCCGCCGCCGCGCTTGTCCTCGGCACCGCCGTCGTTACGCCGGCTCCCGCCGTCACCGAACCGCCCGCGCCGACAGCCTGACCGGCGGAACCGGGGTAACGCATGGCGGGGGTAACACGCGGCGGCGACGGCAAGTTCCGCCGCACCATCGACTCCGCCGTCCGCGACATGCGCGCCGCCGAGCTCCACGGCCAGGGCTGGACCTACGAGCACATCGCCGCCGAGCTCGGGTTCGCCGGGCGCGGCAAGGCAGCCGAGGCGGTGCAGCGCGCCTACGAGATGATCGTCACCCCCGGCGCCGAGCAGGCCAAGCGCACCGACTTCGAGCGCCTTGACCGGCTGATCGAGAAGAACTGGGCGGCACTGGAACGCGAGCACGTCGCGGTGAGCAACGGCAAGGTAGTGCGCCGTTTCCTCGGCGTGGAGCGGGACGCCGACGGCATCGAGCGCCTCGACGCCGACGGCAAGGTGATCCCCGTCTTCGAGACGGTCCTCGACGACGGGCCCATCGCGGTGCACACGGTCACGATCCTGCGGCTGATCGAGCGGCGGGCGCGGATGTACGGCTACGACGAGCCGCTGCGCTCGCGGGTGGAAGTCGTCACCGCCGACATGGTCGAGGACGCGATCACCCGCCTGGAGTCCGACCTTGCCGCCAACGACCCCGCTGATACAGGCGCCGGCTGACCGCCTCCGCTACCTGCGGGACCTGCAGCAGCGCGCCTCAAAGGTCAAGACGGGCGCGGCGAGGTACTACAACGACCCGCTTGGCTTCCTCGCTGACTGCATCGACTGGCGCGACGGCGACGGGCCGACGTCGTACCAGCGCGACGTAATCGCCGGCATCCCGCAGGACAAGCGGGTGTCCGTGCGGGGGCCGCACGGGCTCGGGAAAAGTTCCATCAGCGCGTGGACGATCTTGTGGTTCGCCTTGACGCGCAACGCTGCCGGAGTGGATTGGAAGGTCGCCACGACCGCGGGGTCCTGGCATCAGATCTCCAGGTTTTTGTGGCCAGAGATACACAAGTGGGCGCAGCGCATCCGGTGGGACAAGGTACGCGCGGGCCGCGGGCTGACAGAGCACGAGGAACTGAACCTCCGCCTGCGCGGTCACCCGTTCAGCCCGTCTGAGCTGATGAACCTGAACCTGCGCCTCAGTCACGGCGCGGCGTTCGCCAGCGCGTCCGCGAACTCGGCCCTCATCGAGGGCGCGCACGCCGACTCGCTGCTGTTCGTCTTCGACGAGGCGAAGGCCATCCCCGCGGCAACGTTCGACGCCTGCGAGGGTGCCCTGAACGGCACCGGCGAGGCGTTCGCCCTGGCGCTGTCGACACCCGGCGCCCCGTCAGGCCGGTTCTACGACATCCAGTCCCGCAAGCCCGGCTACGAGGACTGGCGCGCCGTGCACGTCACCCTCGAGCAGGCGATAGCGGCCGGGCAGATCGACGCGGCGTGGGCAGCCCAGCGCGCTAAGCAGTGGGGCACCGAGTCCTCGATCTACGTTAACCGGGTCCTCGGCGAGTTCCACGCCGGCGACGAAGACTCGGTGATCCCGTTGGCGTGGGCGGAGGCCGCCGTCGAGCGGTGGCACGAGTGGGACCTCGCGGGACGGCCGGGTACGGACATGGACTACCCGCGGACCGTGGGCGTTGACGCCGCGCGGTTCGGCACGGACAAGACGGTCCTCGCGCCCCGCCGCGGCCCCGTCACGGTGGAACTGCGCCGGTCCGTCAAAGAGGACACGATGCAGACCACGGGCCGCGTCAAGGGGATCGTGGACTCCGACAACGGCCGGAGCACGCCGGTCGTCGACGTGATCGGCATCGGCGCCGGCGTTGTCGACCGGCTCCGCGAGATGGGCCACACCGTGATCGCGTTCAACGCCTCGGCCGGGACGGATCGCCGGGACACCGCGACGAGTGAGATGGGCTTCAACAACTGCCGGAGCGCGGCATGGTGGGGCATGCGCGAGCTGCTCGACCCCTCGGCCGGCTCCGATGTCTGCCTGCCGGACGACGAGTTGCTGCTCGGCGACCTGTCCGCGCCGCAGTGGAAGATCCTCTCAGGCGGGAAGATCGCCGTGGAGTCGAAGGACGAGATCCGCAAGCGCCTCGGCCGGTCAACGGACGACGGCGACGCTGTCGTGCAGGCGTACTGGCCGCGTTCGATGCCTCATTCCCCGTCAGCACGCCAGTGGGCAGCCCATGACGAGCTCAATCAGCTGACCCGTGACCCGTCGCAGCGCCTTCGGGAGCGCCTCGGCCAGCATGACCGTGACCCAGGATGGGACAGCCCGGACGCGTGGGCGCCCCAGGACGACGACGGGCGGCCGGAACGCCCCAACGTCCGGTCGTGGCGGTGAGAGCGTTACAGAAGCGGTACGGTAGCTCACCATGAGCGACAAGAGCCTGATGGCGGCCCTGGAGAAGCTGACCAAGTGGCGGAAGTTCTTCGCCTCCTGGCAGCTCGGCACCCGCCCGGACGGCGACGGGGAGTCGAAGGCCGTCCGCGACCACCGCGAGGTCACGATCCTGCTCCGCGCCGAGGTGACCGCCCTGGCCGGGCTGCTGATCCGCAAAGGCGTCATCACGCAGGCCGAGTTCGGGGACGCCCTGGAGTCCGAGGCCGCTCAGCTCGACGACGACTACGCGCGGGCGTACCCCGGCTGGTCCAGTACGCCGGACGGCCTGAGCATGAAACTGCCCGAGGCGGCGGCCACGATGCGCCGCCTGGGATTCCCGATGTAACAGCCGAGCCAGGAGGGAGGTCAGACATGCTGCTTACCTTCGTGCAGGCCGTGGTCAACGCGGTCGCGAACCTGCTCACCGGCCTGGTCTAGGCCCACTGGCGGTAGGTTACCGGCGGGTACGGGTGCCACATTTCCGCAGGTCGTACCCGCCAGGACAAGGCAGGTGACCTGGTGGCTACCGTCCTGTACACCGCCCTGGCTGACCTCAAGGTCTACTCCGTGATCGGTGACTGGCCGTGCCCCGCCGGGAGCACCGTCCCCCTCAATCCCCTCAAGCCGTCCACGATCCGCTTGCTCGCCGACGGGAAGATCGAACTCGCTCCTGACGGGGCGGTAGACACGACCACGCCGGCGCACACCCTGAGGGGGCAACCCGGCACGCACGTCGCGGTGAGCAACTAGCCGGGAGTGCCCCGCCACACCAGGCGGTCGAACTCGGCCAGTGCTGCCCGGCCGCGTGCGGCAGCCTCGGACACGCTGTCTCCGGTCAGCCGTTCGCCGATCGCGTCTGTGATCTGTGCTGCCGCCTCCGGGTCGGTGACCTCATCGACGACACCTAGTAGCTCGCAGGTCCACTCGACCTCGGTGTGGTACAGCGCCTCGGTCTGGTACATCCGCTCGGCGCGGGCGTTGGCCGCCAGCTTCTCGCGCAGGCGGACAGCCGACGGCTTCCTGTCCGGGAACTTCCTGTCCGGGAACATGCGGCCAGCGTAGCCGGAGGGGAGCGCTCGTGGCTCCCGACCCGCAGAAGGCCAAGATCGTCGCTTTCCCGGACCTGATGCCCTCGACGCGCAGCCAGATAATGGCCGCCGAGGTTGGCTCTGAATTCGATTACGGTCAGCGTATGTTCGCCGGATTCGCCAATGGCGACGTGCTGGACTACGGCGAATGGTCAGCAAGAGATATGGCCGCGATGCTCTCAAAGGACGGCCAGTCCGCTGCTCTTGAGGCAGTTCTGACCCTTCCTGTCCGGCAGGCGTCCCGCGCCATTGAGCCCGGCAAGCATGACAGCGGCGAAGCTGACCTGTGCCATTCCGTATTGTTCGCCCCGCGCACGGCTGGCGGCATGAAGACGCCGCTTCAGGAAGTCATAGGCCAGACCACTAGCGCACAACTGTACAGAAAAGCCTTTTTTGAGAAGGTTTTCGAGATAAGGGACGACGGCGCGGTTGCGTACGAGAAGTTGGCGTTCCGCCCGACTGCGACGTGTGAGCTGAAGCGGAATGCGAAGACCGGCGCCCTTGACGGCTTCAGGCAGCAGCGCTGGCAACTAGGCGGGCAGGTGAGCAGCAAGCCGCAGACGACTCCCGGCTATGTGGATATACCTCGTCTTCGCGCGTTCGTGCATATCAACGGCAAGCACCGGCAGCCATTGACGGGCACTTCCGAATTGGACGTTGCGTTTTGGTGCCACAAGACGAAATTGAAAATCATATATCTGTGGTTCGCCTTCCTTGAGCAGCAAAGCCTCCCGAAGGTCATCGTGTACGGCCAGGACCAGCGGGAAGCGAATGCGAAGGCTGACGATATCGCCTCGCTGCGGTCAAGCGGCGTCGTGGGATTCGCCCGCGACCCGCAAGGCGCTAAATCCTTCGAAGTCCTATCGAGTGACGGCCGCGGGGCCCAGCAATTTGCCGATGCCCTGAGCTTCCTGGAGACGTGGCAGACGGCCTCGGTGCTCGCGGGCTTCACCGGCTTGTCGTCTCTCGCGGCGATGGGACGCGGTTCCCTGGCCTTGTCCCAGGATCAGAGCGCCTTCTTCCTCAAGAGCAGGCAGGCGATCAGCCTGGAGATCGCGGAGAGCATCACCCACGAGGTCATCGCGCCGCTGGTGACCTTGAATTTCG